TTTTACCTTCAGTTGTACGAGCAAATGCACTAGTGGTTGCGCTTTGTAACACAGTTAGAGCTGCTGGACTTACAACTGCCCAGTTACCAGCACCACGACGTGTACGACTAGCGATTAGGTTTGCTGTACGGTTGATTAGAACAGCTAGTGCAGCATGTTCGTCACCAACGAATGTAGCAGTACCTGATACAGCAGCCTGGTCAAATGTAAACTCAGTTGCTGCTAGGCTACGTAGCGAACCTAGGATTTCTTGGTCAATTTCAACGGTAATCTCTTGTGCAAGAGCTGCCATGATTTCTGCTTCGATGTCAAGACCGTGCATGGCTTGTGCATCTTGTGCAGCTTCAAAAGTCCAGCGAGCTGATAACTTACGAGTCTTGGCTTCAACAACTTGCTTCAAGATTTGTACATTGATTCTGTTACCAGGTACACCTTCTAGTGTGCTAGTTGTTGCTGCTTTACCAGTTGTTGCTGTGCCACCTGGTGTTAGACCAGAATATGCAACAGCTATCTTGAATGGGCTTAGTGCTTCATCACCAGCTGTGGTACCAGTAGCGTATGGGCTAGCTGTGTCAGTGGTATTGTCTGCATAACGAACACGTAGTGTGTGGATCTGTGCAACAGGTCCAGTCATTGGCTGAACACCAACGATTTCGTTTGCAATAACTGTAGGCATTACACGTCGAATAACTGGTAGAATTACACGATTTAGTGTTGCTACGTTTGAAGCGGCAGTTGCGCCTGCAGTTGCAGCTTCCATCAAGTGCGTGCGAGTGTTCTCAAGGATTACACCCATTGTGGTTCTTTTAGAACCGTTTAAGCCTTCTAACAGAGCGTCTTTAGTTTCGCCCCAACGGCTTTCTAGTAATGCTTGTGTCATTTTTTTCCTTTTCTCCTATTTAGGGTTTACTTTAGCCCTGCTAAACGCTTGATTTCAAAAACGTTATTAGCGTTTTCTTCAACGGTTTGTGTATTAGCAGATTTATCACCAGTTACTTCTACACGGCCTTCTGCTAGCATTGCCTTGGGCTTGGCAGCAGGTTGAGCTGTGTTGTTTAGAACAGCTGGTAGATACTTGTCGTATGCACTCTGCAACTTAGCAGTCTGCACACTTTCAAGGAGTTCGCTCATGACTGCTGCTTTCTCCTTGTTTAACGATTTCAAAAGACTTGCCATGATTTCACGGCGTTCAGTTGATTCACGTATAATCTTAATTTCTTTCTCTTTTGATTCAACAATCATTGCAGCTTTTTCTACATGAGCTTGTGCTTCTTGCAAAGCCTGCTCTTTGGCAGCAACAACAGCTTGTAGCTTGCGAATCTCTTTGTTCTCATTTAAGTGAGTAACAGCGAATTCACTAGCAAAAGCTTCAAAGATTTGACGACCAAACATGTTCTCACGAGCAAGTTGTATGTCTTCTTTGAGTTGAGTCATTTCTGACTCTAGTTTTCTGGTAATTGACTCTTTAACCAGTTCTGCAGATCTTGCAACGAAATTTTGTTGTAGTTCAGCAAGCTTATCTTTGGCACCAGCGATTAGACGAACTTTTGTCTCAACCACTGCCTGCTTGTCTTGCTCGAACTCTTGAATTTCTTCCGCTAATGACTTGATAACAAATGATTCTAGCTTACTAACACTATTTTCATATTGCTTACGGTCTTCACGTAGTTCTTTAATTTCTTCGGCCAGTTTACCAACCAAGAAATTGTTGAACTTTTCGCTGTTTTCCATCATGTGAACTTTAAATTTCGCACGATCTTCTGCTAGAGACTGTTTCTCTGCTGCAAACTCTTCGAGTTCGCTTTGCAGACTTTCAGTTACCATTCTGTCTAGAGCTTCAACCATAACTTGTTTGTCATGCTGATAGCGTTGAGCAAATTCTTCACGAAGTTCTGCACGAACACTCTCACGAGCTTCTAGCAGTTTTGCTTCCCAAGCTTCACTAATTGCTTGCTTGGTATCTTCGTTTATGATGCCGCTGTCTACCAATGGTTTGATAGCATCTAATAACATCAGGTTTCTCCTATTTTAACTTAAGGTCATTGATAAGGCGTGTTAGGCCTTCTTTCAGGTACCGCTGTACTCTTTGATCTTGTGTGGCATCACGAGCCACATCTAACACTCGGTGTCCGTGACGCATATTCATCAAGCTCTCATAGATAGCTCTTGGATATGCATTTGGAGCCGAAGGCTGTGCTACAATGTCAACGGTTATGATATCAAAACCACTTACACGCCCGTCGTTAGCTACTTCTCCGCTTCCTCGGCTGCTGACACCCAACTTTACACCAGATGTGATCATTGCTTTAACAAGTTCTCCCATTGGTGTTGGTAGGATTTTTAGTTTGCCAAATCCGCAAGGACCGTCCATCCACATGCCTGTAATCATATGTGACACACGATCCAAATTAATCTTCAAATCATCAGGGTGATCAACTTCGCCAAGGACGCTTTTGCCTTCCTTGATAGTTTCATTGATAGTTTGTACGGCCTTTTGAATTTCCGTCATAGGATATACACGCTGATTTTCATTTTTGACATCACCTTGAATGCATATCCCTTCCAGATACAAATTTTTCTGTTCCTTTCCATCGTACCCGGGCGCATCCTCTTCAAGGATTTTGATCTGCGCCCGGTCGAATGAAAGTTGCTCTTTTAGGTACAAAGCCATATTATTGCCCTAATTAATTACCACCAGGTTCGATACTGTGCTTGTTAATGCCGCCTTCTTCACCTGTTTTTGCTTTCTCTTTCTTTGAGAAAGTGTTGCCTGCTCTTGCTCCTGGAACATTTTCAAAGTTACCTGCATGTGGTAGATCTTTGGTTGTGCCTTTCTTTGGAGCACTTGTGCCGTCTGGTGCGCTTTCGCTAGCACCTTGCACCAAGTTCTTTGCAGTACCACCCATGTCATTCTTGCCTGCTACTGTTGACTGTGTGTTAACATTAGCATGATCGCCACCTGCGCTGGTACCAGCTGGTTGTCCTTCGGTGTTGCTAGGTGCGCTGATTTTTTCTACATATTCACGCATTAGATCAACTGCGGTTTTTTGTAGCGGACGACGCTGACGAGATTCATAAACGGACTCATCCATTTTTTCTTCTTTGTCGTCATCTTCTTCTTTGTCATCTTTGTCGTCATGTTGAGCTTCGTACATTTCCATGTCATCTTTACGATCCATGTCGACCATGTCATCATCGCCCATGTCCATTGTATCCATGTCCCCCATGTCATCATCGCCTTCGTCGCCCATTAGCTGTTCAAATTCGGCTTTTAAGGCTTCTAGCTCGCTTTCAAGATCCATGACTTTTTGCTCTAGGTCGCCTACGCCATCGTCATCGCCCATGTCATCATCGCCCATGTCGCCCATGTCGCCCATGTCCATGGCATCCATGACATCTTCGTCTTCGCCTTCGACCATGCCACCGTTTTGATCGGCATCAATTTCCTGCATCATTGATTCTACTGGACTACCGCCCATACCTTCTTCGGCATATTCTTCATCCATTAGGCTTTCGTAGATGTCGCGACTTTTTTCTACTACAATTTCGTGAAACAACGCACGAGCTTGATCTTCCTCGTCGTTGATAATGTGTTCTATTAGCTGTTCATATTTGTTCATCGGGAACTCCTTATAATAATATGGCTGTATTTTATTTACTAAAATACCTAGATAATGGGGTTAAATGGTGTTTTTTTGAAGGATTTACTAGGACTACATAGGCCCAGGCGCGGCTGCAGGAGGTTTGTACTGTTTTGCTACTTTTTCTAATTTGTTTTCGTGTTCTACTTTACGCACATCATTGGCCATTCGTAAACGATTGAGATCGCCCAAGGTAAGCCGTGTTTTTCTAAGATCGCTCAGCTTGAGAGGCGTGTTATCGTCTTTCTCACTTTGATATCCGGGCTTGGCAGGTTCAAACAATTCAGTAACAATCATACAGTTATTTACTCAATCTTGTTAAATTGCAGCCCCAGTGGGTGTAGTTTGAGCAGGGGCGCCTGCTGGTCCTGGGCCGGCTCCAAGAGGACTTCCTGTACCCGGTGCTGGTTGTGTTTCGGGACCAGGTTCTGTAGGCGGCGCCACATTTTCCAAATCACCAGCAATACCACCAGGACTTATACCAACGCTTCGTAGATTAGGATCCTCGGCTGGCGTAAATTCAATGTCGCCCTGCTCTTCGGCCCACATGGTTTCGTTTTCGCTCATTTCTTGCTCGCTTAGGCCCAGATAACGCTTCATTAACCAGCGTTTGCTCATGTAAGGATAAGCTTCTAGCTGAGTAAATGTTGCAATTCTGGCGCTGTCAATATCAGCTTGACGATATTGTGCAAAGTTTTGCGGTGGTTCAAATATAATTTCAAACAGTTGACTGTCAATGTTAATACCTCTCCAACGCATGAACAGTTTAAACTCTGTATCCAATTTTTCAATAATTGCGCTTTGTAGACGTTGACAATACTGATTAAAACGCCATTCTTGTATTAGAGCAGTACCTACTCTACCGTCATTGTATGCTTGTGTGGCATCTTCTACTGCTACCGGTAGGTAACTGCTGGGAATACGCAAACCACGGAATAACTTGTTTGTAAAATAACGTAAATCAGTGATTTCACCTAAGTTGCTAGCGCCAGGCAAGGTATCTACTGTCGATCCCCTTTGATCAGCTGTAACAGGAAAGAAGTAATCTTCCATCTGTGCCAATGGGTTGTAAGTTGCATCCATCATGTTTGCTCCGCCACCTGTTTGAGTAGGAATACGTCGCTGACTGATTTCATTTTTTATACGTTCAACAAACGCCATGGCCATATGACTGGGCATATTACCTACATCAATTTTAAATACTCTACGCTCAGGAGCACGTTGTACGCGATAGATAATAACACTGTCTTCCAACAGTTCTTTTTGTTTAAAAACTTTGAAAACATTTTCTAACACACTGGTACCAAATGGCCAAAATACGTCAAGGCCTTCGGTAAGACTAAGATGCATGATATGTTCGGCATTTACCGCGGCTTCGTTTTGAGCTCTAGTGAAACGCCCGCCGCCACCCAAGGGCACATTAGGCTGAACATAACTTCCTGACGGGCCGCCCACTTGCGGATGATTCATGTACTGATCGCTAGTAGTAACTGCTGTGACAGTGAGATTTTCAAAGTTGGGGTTGAGGTCTTTGACGATGTACTGCTCGGGCTTTTTACCTTCACTTTCGTTAACAATAACCTTGACCACTTTGCTCATTTCTACCCAGAACAGTTTAAAGTTTTCGGGATCTCGCACAAACACTTGATCACCGTATTTTATTGTATTTCTTACAATTCTAAATATACGTTTGTTGAATTCATTGAGATTGACCCATTGTTGCAGTTGTTCCTTGATGATTTTTACTTCGTTATCAGTGGGTTGATCTTTGTATTTGATATCAAATGGTGTGTTGTTTGCTTCATTTTTCTGAGTCATAAACTCACTGAGAATGTCTAGAGCTGCATTGATTTCTGAATCCATGTCCATTTGTTCGTACTGATTGTAGCGTTCAATACGATTGTTTTGTCCAATATAAACGTCAGGCAAGTTGCTTTGATAGTTTCTATATCCAGGATCTGGCAAGCGACCGCTACCAAGTGGACTGATGTTGCTGGGCAAATTAGACGACTTAAAATATTTTTTCCAAGACATAGCGTGTTCCGAGTGTGCAGTATTTACCGTGATCAAGCCGTGTTGTTGGCTATTCTTTCGGACACACTGACCATGTCCTGCATTTCAGAAACTATCTTTTGTATTTCAGCAGTTTGCAGCTCGAGTGTTCTTTTTTGCTGCTCGCTGCTAGTAACCAATTGATCTTTTAGTTCAGTCATGACCTGACTCAGGCCACTAGGTGCAGAAAATGCTGTTTCTATTGCCCGGGTCACTGCTGCTGGCCCC